GGGAGTAGAAGGTCTTTGATCTGACTAAGATTAACAGCCATGACTATCTACTCCTTACGAGATACCAGTTACGGCAGAGTTTGAACGCCAGACTTCGTTGTTGAAGCCGACAATCAAGTTGCAGTACTGCGTGGTTTGATCGCCACCATTGCCGAACGAAACGGCGTAGTCGACGACAATGAAAGGTGAAGTGTTGGTCGTTGCGGTAGCATTGACATAAGCCGTCGAGCGGCCCGTCGAGTTATTACCACCGTTAGCGTTACCAGAGGTCGCGCCAGTCGTGGAATAAGCGAACGTAACAAGCTGACCTTGAACGCCAGACGTCTGCGAAGTAGCCGTGCCAGTAACAGGGAAGCCCGTACCAGAAGACTGAACAATGAAACGTGCGTTTGGATCATCGATGACGTAAGCTTCGACGTCACCCGTTGCACCCGAACCTGGCCAATAAGACGACCAAACAACGCGGTTGAGGGAAGTCGAAAGGTACTTGCAGCCGACAAAGATACCTGCAAGCTGAACCGAGCCACCTGCAGTTGCCTGCGTGATGTAGCCAGTTGCGGTCGAGGTTACAGGCTGTACTGGGTCACCAGTAAAGATAGCAGTCGTGTTGCCTGAAGCAATACGACGGGTAGATTGAGCGAACGTCGGAGCGCCGCCTGCACCACCCTGAAACTGTAGAAAGCCGCTGGGCGCAAACGTATTGGCCATGACGGGTTCTCCTTTCAGAGAGTTCCATCATCGCACACCGGGGCGACTGAGAACAGGAATAGGTTCAATTCTCCCACGCCGGGGGGAGAGCGAGGCATACACTATTACATATTTACTTAGAAAAGAAAAGAGGGGGCCGAAGCCCCCTAATTTCATTGCTCTGGAACGTACAAATTATGGTCTTTGCTAACCTTCATACGGGCATTTGCGTCGTCTCGGTTCATCAAGCCGCCGCGGCCTTTCGGGTCAAGCTGGCCTTCCTTGGTCTTGACCTGATTGCGGGCCACTTGTGCGTCATGAGCTTGACGTTCTTTAGTAATTTCTAAAGGACGTTCGCAAAGGATTTGGCCTTCACGTTCAATTGCCCCTACGTATCCTTTTGGCATCATTTTAGGATAACGCTTTGCATCAACCGGCTCCCAACCGCCCATAGAAATACGGTTATTGTGATTAGGGTCTTCCCAACCGTTGACCGACTTCATTTTCCATTCAAAGGACCAACCGGACGGCGGGGTTGGCGCGGCAAACTTATCGGTACCCTCGTCAAGGTTTGCATTATTGTGATTGCGAAGTTCTGCGGTACGACGAGCAAGGCGCTCTTCGTTTGTTTCAACTTCTGGGCGCATTTCAGCGCGTGGTTCAGGACGTTCTACACCAGTCTTCATAATATTCTCCATTAACCAGCTAATTTACCGGCCCGAACAAGGGCCATTTTGTTTTCTGCGTATTCTTTTGGCGTCATGCCCATGTCCCGAGCCGCTTCTTGCTCTGCTCGGCTAAGGGTTACGACGTTTGGACGGCCGCCCGTGCCAGTACCAGAACGCGATACTGGAGCTGCGGGCGGTGCAGCTGCGCGACGGCCAGCTGTCGACGTGGATGCTTCCGACAAAGCGGCCTCCTGTTGTTTTACTGGCTGTCTAATGCTCAAACGATTTTCCACATACGCAAAATAATCGTCACTGTCCGCCTTCAGGCCATCATCAATCGCATCTTCATGCGCGCGACGCAGCTTGCGGTTTAACACCGGATCATGAACAGCTTCAGGATGGGCACGGATCCACTCGGCCGATCGAGGCGTCAATTTGGACGCCAGAGCCTCAACAGGGTCTGCAGCCGAGTGTTTTGCGGTTGCTTCATACTGTTGCTTGCCACGCTGCACTTCGCGAAGGTCATTATCTGTCTTGTTTAAGGACATCATGATTTCGGCTTGAGCGTCAGCGTCACCCATTGCCACGGCATCACGGAGATTTTGCTTTAAAATGTCCTGATTCCGCTTCAATGTGTCGATCGCGTTATCGATCATACGCATATTGCTGTCCGCAGCGTCGTGTTTTGCTGCAGAAGCTTGCTCCATAGCCTCTTTGGCGCGCCTTTCAGCGGCTTCACGGGCACGACGCTCTTCTTCTAACTGCGTTTTTAACGCATCTATACCAGCTTCCACCGAAAGTTGAGGTTTTTCCTCAATTTTTAGCTCTTCTGGTGCCTCAACGATGACAATTTCGTCTTCTTTTGGCTCTAACTCTAACTCGACTTGATCATTTTCCATTATTTACTCCTTACCAAACAATATCGGGTGACTTAACGCGGCCGCGAATGGCTACGTCGTCAAGGATGCGACAAGATTTCCCATTAATGGAAACCGACCAACCATCCGAAGGCCGGAAAACCACCCAGTCGCCGACCTTAATCTTCATATTTTTAAACCATTTGCCGCTATCATCGACAAAAGCTTCCGGCCCCATCTTTAATACCAAGCCAACTTTGCCCTGATACTTGTCTTCATCGACGTATTTTTCGGTCAGAATAATGCCGGAGGCTGTCTTCTGTGGCCGAATATAAATCGCGCAAAGGATCTGGTTGTTAAAGATCTCTACTTCTTTGATATCGCCGACTTCATTAAGTAACTCGTCCCTTGGATCTTTGGCGTGTGCCATTTTCATAGGAGGCATTAGCGTTTCTCCGCATTTGTTTGAGCAATTTCCATGAGTTCTAGAACGGTACGCAGGCCAGCGATTGTGCCAATGCTGCGTTGATATTCCGAGAAGTCCTGTGCCGCTCCGCTTGCGAGATTGTCGCGTAACCTTTCATATTCTAATTCAATTAACTTACGCAGCTCATCTGCATATTTAGATGCTGTTGTTAACATTGTGCCCTCTTTAACCCCTTGTATTAATGGCTAGACCGGACGCCCCAAGGGGCTGGAAAAGCGTCCGGTCTTCCTCTCACTTGGTCAGTAACGGGAGAGAAACCTGACCAAGGAAACTTTTATTTCCGCTTAGGAGGCGTAAGGCCATAAGCCTTAATCTTATCCAAACGGGCTTCACCGCCACCGGCGCCGCTATCGATTGGATAGCTTGCACGGCCACCCGATTTGCGAGGCATAGGCATGCCCTGTGGAGGCATTCCACCTTGCGGAGGCATTGGAGGCATACCCTGTGGAGGCATACCACCTGGGGGGGATGGCGGTGGCGGTAAACGCTGTGGAACAGGAGCATTTGGCATTGGAGCCCCACCCATCATACCCATAGGAGGCTGCTGGCCACGGCCTCCACCAATAATAATATTGATGTTGGTCTTGTCTTTAGTGCGACCACCCTTAGCGTGGGCTTGACGTCCACCGACATCGCCGGGGACCTTTGTCTTGCTGTCGCCCGAGAATATTCCACCGCCGGAATATTTCATCGCACGGCCGCCACTGCACATTTTGCAGGTGCAATCCTCGTGGTGCATAGCCTTGCCACCCTTGGCTTTAAAAGCCGTTGGCTTGATCATCGACTTGATTAGCTGACGATCGGCCTTCTCGTCTGGATGTTTAATCTTGCCACCCTTCTTGGCTGCAAAATTGGTGCTTGCAGGGATCACATCGCGTGGGGTCATTGGCTTGTCAGCTGGACGACGAGGAGGCATTGGAACGCGTTCAGGCAATCCACGGCCTTTCATGCCCTGCTCGATTTGGTCCTGACGGATCATATCGGCAATAGCATCGCCACCCTCTGCGCGCTTCTTGGTACGACCACCCTTTTTCATCATGCCTGCAGCTTTTGCCATGGCTTGATTTTGTGAAGAAATGGGGTTCTGGCCGATTGGCCCGCCGCCAAATTTGTGTGCGCGACCGCCTTTTTTTAAACCTTCGCCCTTACGAGCAAGTTTTTCTTCGGCAAGATCCATGCCGCGTTCACGTTTTTGAGTTTTCCATTTTTGCTTGGCGTTGAACATATGACCTTGAAGATCATCGCCCATTGAGCCCATCATGCCTTCGCGCCATTTTTTGTCTTCGTCGGCCTTATCAATATAAGACCGCAAAGCACCTCCGCTTAATTTATTAACTTTGCCGCCCTTCTTAAACCCACCAACGTGCTTTACGCCTTCACGAACTTCATTGGCCGTGCGGACGTCGCGGTTAATAAGTGAATCAGGCGTAAGCTTATCAGTGCGGCCACCGCTCTTACGTGGCATGCGGCCGGCATGCTTGACGGAATCCTTGCCCTCATGCTTGCCAACAACTTTGCCGCCCTTCTTGTAAAGGCGCTTCACAAGCGGACGTGCGCCGGTTTTTACGCCAGCATCTTCGGGCTCAGGCGGTGTCCAAGTCGAACTGTCCACCTTTGTGTGCGGGTCGGTCTGCGTAAGGCGTTTTGCCTTAGACCGCCCACGGTCGTCTTTCTTGTATTCTTCACTCATAGTACGTACTCCAGAGTTATCGACGGCGTCCCGCCATGTTGCCAAAATAGGGGTTACTCGACGCTGGCAACGATGCGCCAAATTTCGTGAGAACATGATCTACCATTTGAGAATTATGAACTCCGCCACCCCTCTTGTATGGCGCGGGAACCATTTGAATTGTTCCATCTGGCATTATTTGTTGTATCATTTGACGTTTGCCGCCCTTGTCAAATGGACCTGGCTTGGCATTCGACCGCATTGTCTGAATATCGCTTATAGCTTTGTTATACGCATCTAATTCATTGTGACCTTGATCTATGTAACCCTTATAAAATTTATCGAATTGCTGTTGAGTGCTTAAACCAAACGCGCCCGCAATTCCTTCGGCGATGCTTGGACCTTGTAAATCACGCAATGGTATTGGAGGTGTTGGCACATTGCCGGCTGTTGGCATTGGCTGTGTAGACGGTGCTGTTGGTTGTGTAGACGGCGCATTGCCACCCATGTTCTGAGTAATCGCATCACGAGCAGCGCGAACGCTCGCGTCTGACGGCCCTGAAGGTTGAGGCATCTGCCCTTGGGCATACGGATTAATCGGCCCCGTAGGCTGCGGCATCTGGTTAGCGTAAGTGCCGGCATTATAGCCCTGCATTCCCGCAATGCCAGTATTGGCCGCTGTCGTATATTTGTTGGCGATGTCCGCAAACGGATTAGATGGAGATTCACCCGTGGGTTGGGGCATCTGACCTTGGGCATAAGCGTTTGGTGGTGTTACAGGTTGTGAAACGCCAGGTGTTGCTACAGCAAGATTAGCATTAGGCGCTGGTTGCATAGGTTCAGGCGTTGATGGCTGAACAGCAGCAAGAAGTGATTCAGCAGGCGTACCCGTTGCCGATCGAGGTGGTTCAAATGCTCCGCCGCCTAATGGTGGCGTGTTAAATGTGGTTGTGCCGACAGGCTGTCCAAAAGCCTGATCCATTCTAGCAGCTGCCGCCTCTGCTGCGTTTGCTTCTGACACGTCTTTTTCCGTACCAACGCCATGCATAAGACCAGAAGGAGCAACATCCGCCCGACCACTAGCCAACGCGGCATTTACGGTTTCGTGCGGATTTATAAATGATTTCGCAAGCTGTGGTGGGTTTTCTTTAGCCTCGGCAGGAGAAATAATAGCATTACCAATCGCGCTTGCGACGTCAGAAAAACCTTTTCCGAACGTATTATTCATATCGCGCATGCCCTGTTGGGCATCTTGTGCCGATGCCGTTGCGGCGTTTACGGCACCTTGTGACTCGCCGACGTCATGCGTAGCAAATGCACCAGTATCACCACGAAGACCGCCAGGGCCATCACCTTCACGAATTTCTCCACCCTCATCAAACGCATCACGCGCATGCCAGATCGCGCCCTCGACCTTGCCGCCTTTTTTGTAGGCGCGGCGTGTGCGACCGCCGCGGTTAAACCCGCCGCCTACCGGCCCTGATGGCGGTGTTTGTGGCCCGCGCCATGTAGTGCCTTGACGGGCGTGTGCTTCGTCGAGGTGGTTTTCGAGGTGTGCTTCAAGGTGCGATCGAGCACTATGGAGTTCGGCTGATGGATCTCGTCCGAGTGCTTCGCCCAACCCAGCCAAGTATGTTTCGCCATTAGGGTTCTTGCTCCAATCATTCCGCGCTTTTGTAATTTCAGCCTCGTGACCATGAGATGTCACATTAAAAGGCATTTGACTAAGCGTGGTATCTAACGCCCCACCCGGACGCAAGGAATTTTCTAATGCTTGTTTAGTTTTTTCGCCGCCTTTAGGGATTAGGGCACGAATGCCCGTCTCGCCAGTAGGAAGTGTAATCGGCTGATACCCTTCAAGCAAGCCTGAATCATCTGCAGCCATGATTTTTTGCCAAAAATCAGATAATTTATTTTTATCGGCCAAATAATTTGAACCGCGCTCAATAAAATCAATTCCAAAACCTTTTGGATTTGCCGTCATTGATTTTGCGCGATTGTGCCAAACTTCTGTTTGGTTTAATAAATAACCAAGCGCATTTGCCGCGATATCGGCACCTTTTTGCGTTGAAAGTGATTGCGCTACAGTTGCTGGATTTTGGTACTGTTTCCAAGCACCCGTTCCATGTACAAGACTATGTACATCAATACCTGAAAGTTTTGACGCATGATCCATAGCATGCTCTGCTACCGAATGCGTAATTGCGTATCGATCAGCTTCTGGCAAACCTTCTAAAGCTGCTCCGTATTTTTTTTCCCATGGCGACCCAGAGCCGGGGGCAATTTCATAAGAAATGCGACGAAAATTACGGCCTAAACCTGATTCTGAATCTTCTTCAGCGTTACGAGTAAGCTTTGTCATGCCCATCCAGCCGACTGCTTGAGCCTCTTCTGGGGTCCAATCTTTGCGGCCTTGCCATCCAATTTTTTTAAGATGATCTGTAAGAGCCCGCCCAAAGTCGCCGCGATTTTCATATGCGGCTTCAGATGGCGTTCCAGCCATATCAATTTTTAACTTAGCAAGTTTTTTAGGGTCATAACCAAGCTTGGTAAGGTGATTAATTAGCTCTTGGTCCACCATGCCCGTGTCACGTGCTGTATGTACGTCAACAACAAACGGCGCGCCGCCCTTTGGATGATTTCCCATCCAAGAACGAACAGGTTTACCTTCTGCGCTATCCACAAAATCTGCAATCTTTTGCCCAACGCCGCCAGCAATAGGTTGATCACGAAGAACATTTCGAGCTGCAGCCGTTGGATTTGGCATACCGCCTGCCGTCCAAAGATGCTCTGGGACGCCTCGAGCCATCTGTTCTTTTTGCATAAGAACATTGTTCATTGCACCAGCCGGAGAAATATTTTGTTGCGCTACAAGCCAAGCTTTCGCGTCTTTTTTAACTTTATTAGGGTCAGGCTGATATTGTTGGAAATCAGGATAAATGCGCTTGTACCATTCCGAAGCATGTTTAATTTCATGCGGTTCAAGAATATGCTCGTGGCGCTTTATCCAATCGTTAAAATTGATATCTCCCGTTACAAAATCAGGAAGATTGGAACCTAAAGGCGCTGAAATAACTGTGCGCGGATTGGCAGGCTTGCCAGCATCCGGTTTACGTTTTGCCTTTGCTACAAGACGTCTCGCGCTTTCATGCTCTGGAAATTCTAAACCTGTGCCACGATGTTGATCAATAACAGCCTGTTCAGCAGGTGTTGTTGTAACGCCGGTCGATGCTTTAACTGGCTTCACTTCCTTGGCAAGCTTTAATGCGTCCATCATTTGACACTCGTAATGGCTGGGATGACGTTGCCGAGGAGATTGCGGACGACCTGCTCGCTTTCAGGGTGAACCGCGATGTTCTGCGCCAAATCCACCATCTGGATCCGCTCCTTCGCAAGCATGTCTTCTTGCTTGATCTGGTTGTCAAACGTGTCGCGTTTCATTTCAGCTGCTAGTCCTGCTGCCTTCAGTTTAGTCTCAGCGATCTTGGCGTCAGCGAGCTTTTCTTTGATAATCAACTCGATGCCGTCAACGTGCTTCTCGTGGTCTGTCGGACCAACAACGCCGCCTTGCGCCTTGCCCTGCGCGTCCATTTGAGCTTTCGCCATATCCAACTGAATACGCGCTTGATCCAAGCCTAGCTTGCCCTGTACTTCTTTGGCCTTGGTGGCGCTGTCTTGTTGCTTGATCTGCAGCTCGGCCTTCTTCAGTTCCATCTCTGGAGGAGGCGTGCCCTGCGCTGAGGCTGGGATCATAAACTGCTCAGGGTTTGACCAGCCCACAGCCTGCAGCGCCGCGGTGTCGATCGCAATCGGATCGTACATCGATGGGTTTTGAGCTTGGATCTGTTTCAGAGCCACAACCTTCATCAGGCGTTGGGTCTGCGACGCCGTATTTGGGTCTGCCTGTGGAACCAAATCAACCTGATCCAAAGCACGGAGAAATGTCTCCTCGTCCCATTTGCGAGCTGGGCGGCGGTTCGCCTGCCAGAACGAATCAGGATTTTCACGGAAACATTTCACCAACATCTGGAACTCTTCTGCTTGCGCCGAGTGCATGCGCTTGTGAACCGAGTTCAGCACCTTCGTGGCCTGATCAATCAACGCAATCGTCGTTCCGACTGGCGCGTCCTGCTTACCTTCACCCACAGCCTGCTCGGCCGTGCCGCCGATCCGCATGCCCGTCTGATTGATATTCTCAACCAACGACATCAACCCACCGCCGACATCCTTATAAGGAAGCGGCATCACGGCCTGACTGATCGGCATGCCGCCAGTTTTTACAAGCGCGCCGCCGCCGGGCGGAACACGGAAGATGTTCGTATTCTGTCGTGCGCCGGTGTCGGCATAGAGAAAGCCAGGGAAATTGGCGTACATACCGGCGTCAAGCATTTCGCGCCAAGCAGCGGTCAGCGCATTGGTCGTGTTGCCTAGGATGTGCAGGAGACCCAGATCATAAAAGCCCATCCCCGGTACGAAGGTGTACTTAATAAATGATTGGCGCTGTTCCGGCAGTTCCTTAGTATCTTCATCATAATTGCGTACCACAGACAGGATTTCATGGGTCGATGCGTCAATCGTCACGCGGTACGGGATCTCGAGTCCCGTTTCTTTACCCTTGCGGCGATGCTCGAACCCCTTGATATCAAGTTCGCAATAGCACTCGTAGATCTCGCGATCACGGTCTTCTGGGTTAAACGATTCAGTCGATATACCTTGCTGCGCCATCTTCTCGCGTTGCGCCGCATCCCACTTGATCATCTTCGGGTCGGACAGGTCAATATCCTTATAGACGCCGAGGATTTGCATGCGCTTCACGGTCGAAGGCCGCATGTAGATACGGTGGGTTATACGTTTAGCGTTGCTGAGATCAGTGGCCGAGTTATTGACGATCAAGTCATCAGCATCGATCGATTCAGATACTGGTCGGTTACGTAGCGGGCAGAAGTATACCTTTTTGAAGGCGGTGCCACCAAATCCCAACATGAGAAGCATGCGGTCGGTGTCTGGATAATACTCTTTGGCCGTGCTTGTAAGATAATGATTGAGATCGTTCTCTAGATCATTAGCTAACTGGTCCGACTGGAGATTGGCGTTGTTGTTGTCTTCTCGGATTTTGACGGGCCCGTCAGTTGGCAATAGTTCGGCTCGCGCATTCGCCTGAAACCGCAATACAGCTTCGAGCAATAATGGGTGCCTGACCCGTGACATGCCTTCCACGGGAGCGCCATCGGCCGCCCCTGCCAGCCCAGGGATTTCGATTTTGAGGCCGAGGAGCTTGATGCCTTGGGCGCGGTCTTCGATCCATTCTTTTCGGCTGTCGAGGTCATCTTGTACGCCCTTCATCAAATTGTGGGCGATCATCGACAACTCGGCGCTATCGATCTCATCAACCAGATTGTCAAACCAACTTGCCTTGCGGGCGCTCTCGGACTTCTCGATCGGGCTACCATCCAGCGAGAACGTGATCGAACCGTCGGGCAGTTCGATCGACATAATGTTGCCGTGCTCATCGATGTCCTGCTTTGGGCCATCCTCCGCAATCTCAATCGAGATGTCTTCAGCTTCCAATGGGTCTTGGTCAACTAGTCTAAGGTTGGGGTTCGCAACAAGAGCCATATTCAAATCCCGTAAAGTGGTTCAGGCGGTTTGCCCGTGTAGAGCCGACTGTCTTCGTACATATCCTGAACCTCGTCTTGACGCAGCACAAAGCCTGTCCGTCTGAGATAACGCATCGCCATCGAGACCGTGTCCACCAGATCGTCATGCTTGGCTTTCGGAAACCGCATGCACTGGCTTATGACCTCGTCGGCCCATGCTTTGTCGGGGCAGTAGACCAGACCTTCCTCAAATAAATGCTGCACCGAGTACAGGCGCGCCATCTTGTCGATCGATCCTGGGTCTTCAAGCTGAACGCCAAAGTTCTTCCCAGAATACATCCTTCTTAGCTCCCGCGCAACTGGGAGGCCAACAGTCTTATTTTCTATCAAAAGTGTCGAAACTTTCCACCGAAGGCACGTCTCGGCCACCTCTGTAACCAATTCGGGCATCTCAAGGTGCTTCGACCACGCATGCATCATCATGATCCGAGGTGGCACTTCCCGCTCGTCATAGGTGCGGATCACATGGGTCATGTGGCCGTCGCGGTTCAGCATACGGGTCGCATGTGTCTTGGGGTCGTCCGTCCAGATGCCCCAGACCGTCATGGCCGACGGATCGTTTTCCTTCTTCTCGGTCATGGCCGTGTCGAGGCTGGCAATGATGTAATCGAAAGGAGGGTACTTCGCCTCCTCCCACAAGTTCCAATGCCGGCGCTTGATGATACCGCCATCCTCTGGGGTCGGGAGCTGCTGGAACTGGCCCGATGCGGCATACTTTCCCATAATCTTCTTGTCGCGCTCGACCACGTGCCGAGGGAATCGCCGAGGAAAGAACAGCTCACCCTTGCGGGAGCGTGGATCCTCCCAGCCGAGGAGTGTCGGGTAGGCGCGCTCGGGGTCATACTCCATCGGGATCATGATGTGGTCATAACCGAGCTGCTTCTCAAGGATCACGCCGGACACGTCTTCTTCGTGCAGGCGCTGCATGATCACGATGATTGCGGACTTGTCAGGGTTGTTCAGGCGGGTCGGGATCGCCTGCTCGAACGTCTCGATCGTGGTCGACCTCTCGGCTTCGGAGGCGGCAGAGGCTACCGAGTGCGGGT